TCCAGCTCGTGTTGCAACTTTACCAACTTGCACTAATTCTCGTGCAGCTTTTTTATTTCCTTTTTGTGCTTCTATCTTTTGTTCTTTTAAACCATCTCTGATACATTCATCACTGAATTTAAAACCTATACGACCACCATCTGCAACAGCAACTTTACATTTTGGTAGTTTACTGTAGCTTTGAATTTTGTTTAGAATAGCTCTTTCTGTTTCTGGTAAGTCCATATTTTTTACAACGTTAGATATTGCCACTTCTCTTTGTGCACTCATTGGTAATGTTTTAAAATCTTTACGTAAGATTACATTTTTTAAAGCTTCTGAATAACTAAGGTTAGGTGGATTTTTTATTAATTGATCAATGTACTTCTTTCCTCCTCTAAATTTATATAGCTCTCCATAAAGTTCTTCTATAATTCTTTTTTTCAAAGTAGGGTTATTAAAATTTTTTGTGGCTTGATAAATACCTGTATTTAGTTTTTGAGTTTGTAATTCAAAATTAGAAATAGGTTCAACTTTAATTCCACCTGGATTATTATGACCTATAGCAAGAGAATTTTTTCCGTAGTCTCTTGTCATCATTTCTCCAAAAAGAATATTCTTACCTGGGTTTTTTGGATCTGGAATAGGTTTGCTATAGAGAGAGTAGTAGTCTTTAGTTATTTGATAAACTTCATCAAACAAACCAGATGCTTTTCCTTGAGTGCTTAAAACACCTCTATCAAATAATTTACTGTTGTCGTAAGAAAACGCAAGATCTTTTACATTGTATTTTTTTCCTGATTCCCATTTAACCTCTATGTCATTTAAGGTATATCCTTTTTTAGGAATTAACTCTCCACCAACTAATTTTAATTTACTTCTATCATAAAGTTTTACTCTTGAAGCACCTGTTTTATTAAAATTATTTCTCTCCCAATGCTTAAATACATAGTTAAATATGTTACTATTAGGGTCTCTGTAAAAAGTTAACATGTCACTGCCACCTAATTCTGCAGCTCCTTTAACCCTTTCTGTTGCAGCCTGAAAAGCTTGATCAAATGGAACGTTTATTAAATTACTCTGTTTTGCAATTTGATTTAAATATTTAAAACTTTCCTTAAATTCTTTTGGAGTCATATCAAAGTTTTGTGCAAACAATTTATAACTTTTTTCTAGACCACTTGTAAAAGGTGGCGCAACAGTATTTATGCCTGTTAGTTGACCAATCATTGATTTTATAGTTCCAGCTTTTTGTAAATTAGAACTACCTTTTGTAATTTTTTTAACAGGAAGATTTTCATCTATTATATATTTAAATGCTTTTATAACTTTGTCTTCTCTTGAATCTAAATCATAAACTATCTTATAAAGTTTTTTACTATATTGATTTACTCCTTCTCTAAGACCTTCACCTCCAACTTTTCTTAGTATAAATTTATTTCCTAGTTCTTCATATTTTAAACTGTTATTTGATTTATTTTTTAAAGCTTCAGCTAAATTTAATTTTTGTTCTTGAAGATACCCTCTTGAATCAAAGTTAGAGTATCTTTTTATTATACTTTCTTGCGTTCTATAATTTTTACCATATTTAGTTTGTAAATAATCATTAAGTGAAGGTGCTTTTGATAAGTCTCCTTTCATAGAAAATTTAGCTACTGTTTTTTTATAATCATTTATAATTTTATTTGCATCATTTGTACGCTCACCGGCTACTGAAACTCTATCTGATTTATAATTTTTAGCATAATATTCTCTTGCTCTAATATTTCTTTTCGATTTTGATAAAGGTTTTTCTCTAGCATATCCAGGTCTAGATCCATCAGCACTTGGTTGCACCAACATACCACCCCCTGCTTTTTCTACTCGTGGATTACGCAACATGAATTGATTAACAGCTTCTATCTCTTTAACTTCTTGTTTAACTGGTGGAATAGGTGCTTTGCTTGCAGGAAAAACATCAGGAAGATCTGGGTTAGCTTTCTTTGCCCGAGTCAGATACTTCATCATCTGTGCGTACTTTAAAGGGTTCATTACTCTCCTAACATTCTAGCGATACCGCCACCTGCTCTTTTAATTGACGGTGCGTCTTTAACTTCTTCTATAATTTCATCTACTTTGATTCCGTCTACAACATCAGGTTCATTAAATTCATCTTTTATAATTCTAGAATTAAACTCTGTATATTCATCATAACTGTCTGCAGGTATACCTTGTGTTGTCTCATCAGCTTGAGACATTCCTGGTGTATACTCCATAGTTTGAACTTCAGTGACCATATCGTCACCTTCTTTATTAATTTTTTTAATTTGCATTTCACCTGTACCAAGATCCTCTGTTAACATTAACTCGGACTTACCATCTTTAGCTGGCATAGTATGAATTTTTAATCGCTCTTGTGGACCATCGGTTACTCTACCTAATGTTTTAATTTTTTCTGCAAGTTCAAAAAAATATGGTGGTGGTGTAGATTTACTTACAACAGGAGCAGCTTTTACAGCTTTACTTGCAACCTTTGCTGGTTTTAGAACTTTACCAAGAACAGGTATAGATGCAAGACCTCCCATTAGTTTTAAAAACGTTCTTCTATCCATTCCATTTTTCAAACCAATACGTCCACCGTCTGCTTTCTTCATGTCTTTTCTTAATTCTTCTTTAGCTTCTTTTTCAATTCTTTTCTTCTGCTCTTCGTTCATAGCTTTTAATTTTTTCTTTAACTGATTAGTTATTAATGCACCTGTTGCAGCAACAGGTATAACCTCACCTGCAACCTCTGCTTCTTTACCAGCTTTCATTCTATCCTTAACGCTTTTCAAATAATCTGTGTATGCTTTTGCAGGGCTTTTTTTATTTAAAAAATTAAATAACGGACCAATACCAAACTTATATCCCGCACGTCCACCGTCTTCAAATTCTTTTCTAAAGTCAAAACCAAAACCAGTATCATCTCGTCCAAAACCTTTGTTAACACCAAAACTTAATACACCACCACCAATCTTTTTTTCTCCACCAATCGATGCTCTGTCTAAATCAAACATTAACCCCATGTTTTCTGACAAAGGAATTTTTGCAGGTTCAACGTTTATCATTCTTTTAACTATTTCTTTTATAGCTTCTTCAGGATCATTAGTTTCAAACTCAGGTCCCATAGATCCTCGTTCTTTATCAAAATCATATTTAATACTTGGTGCTTCTGTGCCATTTGCAAACCCTGCACGTCCACCTTGTGCAAAATTTTCTGCTGCAAATAGTGGAGCAAATTGTTCAAAGGTCATAATACCTCCTCGACCACCAAGTCCTTTTTTATATCTTTTGTAAGCAGCTTTTAATTCATTTATTTTGTGGTCAAAAGAATTACGATCATAACTACCACCTTTAAATCCTGCACGTCCACCTTGTGCAAATTTATCTGTGTCGTCTAATCCGTCAAGTGCTTCACCGTAAATATCAGTTTGTTGTTTTTGATCTAAATCATAAAAATCTTTACCAAATCTTTTTTCCGCTAAATCCTCTGCAACAAGTTGTGCGTTATATTTTCTATCTCCTTTTACAAATCCTGGAGAGGCATTGTCGACTGCTTCTGAAATTAATTTTCTATTTTTTATTCTTGCAACAGTTTCTTTGTTATCTTTATTCATTCTCTCTAATACTTCTGCCTCTCGCTCTTTAATAGTTTTAGGACGAGGAGTGTTAGCTAACTCTGAAAATGGATTATCTGTTTTCATTAATCCTTCTTTCAAAGTCTGTTCATTTATTTCTTTACCACCCATGATACCTTTTGATGGATTTATTTTTTTACCTGTCATGTCGAAGACTTCACCTTTTCGATCAAACTTACTACCACCTAACATATTGCCAAACTTTTGATTAAACGCTTGATCTTCAGCTTGTTTAACTAAATTTAATATTTGATTTAATTCTTTTTCACTTCTAATAAGACTAGGATCAATACCTAAATTCATTAATCTATTCTCTAAAGCATTTGCAGAAAATTCTACTGCTTTGTTATTAGCAATAGCTCCCTTTTTTTTAAAAAGTTGTTTTGCTATAAAGTTTCTGACTACTGTTGATGCCATTAATAATAGTTCCTTTTACGTTGCTCGACTTTGTCGTCGATATAATCTTCAGGGTGACCGATCAGACCGCCCTGTCTGAATCGCATGATGGCTTGTGTTGTTGAGTCCACAAGATCGTCATGATCCCCATACGGAAACGCAGCGCACTCTTCAATGACGTCGTCTGCGAATTTCTGCTCAGGAGCATATATCATACCAGATTCAAATAAAGGTGCAACAGCATTTACACGTGCGTGCTTATCATTTCCTTTGCTTGGACTAAAGTTTACAACTGGTATATCCATCTTTCTCAGCTCGTATGTCAAAGGTAAACCTGATGCTTTAGCTTCAACAATCACTGTTTCTGGTTTCCAATAATCGTATTGTTCTAAAGCTAAACGACGTAGTTCTGGAAACTCGTACCGTCCTTTAATTGCATCTAACAGTATTAAACTAGCTGGAGAATCTTCGTTTGGATAAAAGACTCCCCAGGTTGTTATAGCACTGTAATCAGCTGTCTCCTTTTTTAAAAATGCTGTATCGTAAGATTGTATAACGTGTTGTAGTTGTGGTATATCTTCACTTGTATACTTCATCCACCATTCACGTTTTAATATTGCACCTTCTTCTGCTGTAGGGTTTTGCATCCACTGAGCATTCCATTTACCCGTGGGCAGTGTTGCTTGAACACCTTCTAACTCATCTAAATTCCAATACTCGGGCCACACAGGTTTAGCGTTCTTTGATCCATGATCCATGATTGCTGGAAACTCGACCACGTGCCACTGATCAGCTTTTGCTTCTTTTTGATTCTGTATTAACTTACCTGTCAGATCTTTGTTAGACCATCTAGTCATGACAAGCACAATCTTACCGCCAGGTTGTAAACGCTGACGTGGACCTGATGTATACCACTCGTAAGCTGACTCTAAAGCTGTGGGGGATAGTGCATCTTGTTCCGAGTGTGGATCGTCAATGATTAAGAGATCTGCACCACGGCCCGTGATCGCACCACCAACACCCGCTGCAAAGTATTCACCACCTTGTGCTGTCTCCCAACGTCCTGCTGCCTTTGAGTCTTCTTGTAATCTTGTTTTAAAAATTTTTGTATATTCTTCACTGTCAATTAAATTTTTTGCTTTACGACCGAACCTGACTGCGAGTTCACCCGTGTGCGTTGCTTGAATGATCTTGAGTTTTGGATCACGGCCCACCATCCATGCTGGCAAAAGATAAGATGCAAATTCTGATTTTGTATGCCTAGGAGGCATATTAATGATCAATCGGTTTATTTCACCCGTTGCTAATTTATTAAATTTTTCTGCGATGTGCCTGTGATGGGACCCCTCTATAAAATCGGGCCACATACATTTGACAAAAGACAAGAAGTCATTCTTCGCTTTATTCTGTATCTTTTTTTCAGCAAGCAGAAGTTTCATCTGCTTGAAGGTCTTACGAACATCTGCAGGTAATTTTTCTATGTTTACCTTATTTAAGTCCATGGTACCAATATGTTTTCAGTATACACGAATGTGTAAAACTTGCAATACAACCTAGAGTAGTGGGACCCCTTTTTACAAAAAGGGGGGTCAATCAATAATAAAGTGTCGATTTTTGGATTTGATTAGGGACCCCTCGGCGCGTTAGCGCCGAGGGTAGAGAGTTAATCTAGTAAGACCATGTAAGCCTTAGCGTTGTGTTGTCTAAACCAATCGATGTCGGCTCGCACCTTATCCCATAGTTTAGAAGCACCATCAAAGCCTGCTTGCTTATCTTCTAGAGTTGCCATCAATTCATTAAGAAATAATCTGTCATGAATGATAGATTCTTTTTGAGTTAACATAATAGATTCACCTGTGAATCTGTTTTTTCTTTCGTATGTTTTTCTTTCTGTATTTGTATTTGTCATATCTTGGACAATATAGGATAAGTCTAACATTGTCAACCTTGAATTGGTCTTTCTGCCCCTGTTATCATATTTCGTTCAACATACTGTGGTACAGTATTATCTTCCCAATGCGCTCGATTCCAAACTTGTCGCCACGCGTTTTCTTCAGTTAAAACAATCGGCTCTTTTACTCTACCAATATAGTCTACAACTCTAGTTCCATGTTCAGCCCACCAATCATTCTGACAATTTAATGTGCAAAAGTTATTATCACCATAACCATATCTTCCTAAAGTTCTAGTCTGATTTCTTCTGTTTTCTTTTGGTCCACGTTTTCTGTCTGATGTATCGTATGTATGGCACAAAGGACCTTGGCAAAATCTTTTCATTAGTGCCTCACTTTCCAACTTGTAGTCGCTGTTCTATAACCATGACTATCTAAGTCGTAGTACACATAGTAAGGCACGCCTTGTTTTGATGTACCATATCTGCTTTTCTCGTCATGTTTGCCTCGTCTTGTTATGTGCTTCTTATGTTTAGAAGCCCAATAAGTAATGTAAAATGTTTTAGTCATTTGTATTTCTCTCTTTCTATTAGGGACAATACAGGATTGTCCCTAATTTGTCAATAGCTTAATTTACTGATTGTTGTTGTTTTTCGTACAATATTCTTTCAGCTATTTTTTCTGCTCTTGTTTTCTCTCTTTTGTTTTTCATGCCTTTAATTCTATCAGCAAGATTTTTTGGATTGTAAATAGTTAGACCTGTACTATTAGTTCTAATTATTTCTGCGTCATTAATATTCAAACCAAGTTCAGTACAAAGTTCTAGTGCTTCATCTAAATATTTATAACCTTTTAAACCAACTTTGATTTCTTTCATTTGGTCTAAAATAGATTTAATCCATTTTTGATGTGCAATAACAAAAAGACCTTTTTGTCTTTTCCAATCTACTAAAAACATAAACTCATCTTCAGTACAGGCAATAGACCTATCTCTACAATAATCTCTACCAATTAAATCTAATTGGTATTTCTCATTCCATTCTTTGCCATAACCTCTGTCATCATTACCAAGATACTTATTGTTGTTGTCAGTATATTTTGTTTTGTGTGGGTTGTTGTCTTTGCCCTCTTGTTCAATCAAAATGTCAGGGTTGCAATCTTCTTGTGCTTTTAGTTCATCACGAAATAAAGCATAGCCATAAGAATTATCGCCATTAGAGTATGAAGAATTGTTTTCAGTATCTATTGAGCCATTTAATCTAAAGTCAAAATGTTTTTCAATATTTGCGTCTTCAATTAAAACATTGTTATCATAATCTCTTGTTTCTTTTTTACCAAGATAATGAAAATGAAAACAACTGTCTTTTGCAATCGTACTTACATTCTCAAACTTATTTTGTAAGTATCTTGCTTTCTCTACATCTTCATCTGTATAGTGCCTACGAACAATCTTCTCTGCCATTTTCCATGCGTCATCATTCAACTGAATTTGGTCAGCTTTTAAATTGTCATAAGTTTGTTTTTCATGAGTATCTTCCTGTTCAAGATGTACTCTCATTCTATTAGCAATCTTGTTCCGATACTCTTGATTTAGTCTTATTCTAGTCATTTATACCTCTTTCTATATTTATTTGCATAAATGTTTTTTATCACTTGACAATAGGATAGTCAAGTATTATATTGGATTTAATGCAAATATACAATATTCAGCACTTGATATATTTGAAGTCTTGGTGGGCGCTCTCTAAATCTGGAATAGAGATATCGTAACCTGAATGAAACCCACCAAGGCAATTAGGATTAAAGCCAGGGATACACAGACAACCTGGCCTGATCCCTGGTCCATTGTGGCTATAGCTGACAACGGCTATGGTTCCTGCAGTGTACACCATCAATGGACCTGGGATCAGAACTAGTTTAGGGCGCCTGAACATTTTTGGGCTATATTCTAGGTCGCGAGTCCGCGAGGGGACTGGCCCGGTAAGGTTGCAAACTGGAAGGCCCGCCTATTAGCCACTAGTACTGATCCCTGGTCCGATGGATCTGCTAAACTTGAGTTGGCAATATACTATGGTGAGCCTAATAGAATCTCAAGATTAAAGATTTCCGGAGGCGTTACGTCGGACCTGGGATCAGTAATGCTGACACATTAATAAGTGTCTATGTAACAAACGAAAGGGTAGTACTGGTCCAGCTGGGATGGGCCGCGCATTGAGCGTGGACCCTGAAGCTGCAAGCGTCAAGCTTCAAGCTTGACATCCAGGAGAATCCTGGTATAAAGAATTTAGAAAGTGAGAAATACATATGACTAAAAAAACATTAAAAAAAGAATATCAGCCCGGGGGTGAAAAGCGTTACGTGATTCTGGAGAAAGCGGTCGCGTACCTGAAGGACCCGAGGTTCGGCCTCCAGGGCGACAAGCGAAGCTTCCTGATGGAAGAGTTGGGTCTGTCAGACTCTGAATATTTAACCTGCCTGAACGACGCCGCGGGCGGAGACTGCTGGCAATCATGAGTAATCGAGGCGGGCCCGAAAGGGCCCGAATACTTGTGCACCATTGGCGTTGGCTAGAGGCTAACGGCTACAAGCAACAAGCGACAAGCTGCAAGCAGCAAGCGACAAGCTTGACAAGACAGAATTATAATGTTATTCAGTCCTATAAACTAAAGGAGAAAAAATATGAAAGCAACAATTGAATTATTACAAATTTATCACGACGCGCTGGTGGACACGATTCAGTATCTGGACCAGATAAACCACAGTGATACACACATCAGGCACAAGGTTGATGTAGCATTAAATCATTTAGATAAATTAACAAAAGATTCAGAAATGGAATTAACAAAGATAAGTTTAAAATGAATACAAAGGAAGCATGGGCCCTGGTTGGCGGGCTGTCTAAGCCATCAAAAATGCCAGGCTGGTCGATAGGTCTACCTGCGAAGGAATGCAAAACTGGCGGCAACCTACAGAAGGTCCCGGGCAGCGTATGCTTTGACTGTTATGCATTAAAAGGTTGTTACGTCTTCAAGGTTGTGCAAGAAGCTCAATACCGAAGGTTGGCAGCGTTGCAGGACCCGAGCTGGGTCCAGGCAATGGCAACACTGATCAACAGCAAAAAGCCCGACGTGTTCAGATGGCACGACTCAGGCGATGTCCAGGACTTAGATCACCTAAAGAAGATTTACGCGGTATGCAGGTTGACACCTTCTAAGCGTCACTGGTTACCGACCCGTGAAGCCTGGATCAAGAAACACTTAACAGACAAACCAAACAATTTAGTCATACGTTTCAGCGCGCCCATGGTAGACCAGCGGGCGCCTGGTTCGTGGCCTAACTCTTCTGAAGTGGTGACATCAGGGGCCAGCTGTCCCGCAGCTCAACAAGACAATGAATGCAGGGACTGTAGACAATGTTGGGATCCCATGGTAAAAACTATTAAATACGGTAAACACTAAAATGTTTAGACATCCAAAATATTATAAAGAATTACGCGAGCGTAATAAATCGGATCAGATCATTAGCCCCAGGGTTGCGACGGCTTCGGCGAGGCGTGCATCTGGTCCGGGCCAACAGCAGCAAGCCTCAAGCTTCAAGCGGCAAGCTCCAAGCCGCAAGCGCCTTGGAGATATAGAATAATCATTGACATGAAGGATATTATGGGATATATTAATTTAATGATCGGGTTACTGATCGGGCAATGCGCCCAGGCATGGAACCTGCAGTCAAGTCTACCGTTAAAATGCCGGGGAGTGGGTAGG